CTCATAGCCCAAAGCTTCAGTTTCAAGAATGGACTTTGCTATATCCACTCGACCACCCGCAGCTGCGGAGTAAACGCGGGATGCTGTTTTAAATGTGGATTGTTGACGACCTGTATCTAAAACCGTGTAGGACTTCTGGAAGTTTTCAGCCAATGATGGGTATTTAGCCATAATATTAGCATAATCATCATGGGTTTTATTTGGCTTGGATGCGAACACTGATAGCTCTTGCTGCATCTGTTCTTTTTGCAGTGCTTCTTTTTGAGCGAGTTCACGTGCATTTGCGAACTGCCCAATCTGCATACCTTGAGCAAGGCCTGTCATGGTGGATTGAACAGGATTTTGTACATCGAGCATATAATTAATAGGTTGCATAATTAAAACATCCCCGTTAGTTTCATCCCGCCCAGCGTACCAATTGTACTGCCGACACCATTCCACATATTTGCGCTAGCCTGACCAGACGCTAATGCCGCGCCAGCTTGAGCGGCGCCAGACTGCTGATAAAGGTTTGAAATATTGCTTGCAGCCTGCATGCCTGCATTCCCCGTGCCCGCTGCTGCGTTTTGACCCAGAGAAGTCATACCTGCTAGGTTTTGATAACGCTGATTGATTAGCTGGTTAAGTAGTTGTGGTCTGAATTGCGCCAATGCGGCTTGAGTGTTGCCGCCGCGAATACCACCAGTGGCAGAGGCATTTTGAAGAATTGCGTTTTCACCTTGCTGCAGGTAGGTTTGCATTTCTGCGCTATTGTTGATATTTCCAATAGCTGCTTGCTGAGCTGCTGTTCCGTTAATACCCAATAGATCTTGCTGACCAGACAAACCACTAAGACCCGCATCCGCATAAGGTTTTAATAGTTTCTGAACCGCATCAAACTGTCGACGCTGTTCCTCCACCCCCATTTCAGACGCTTCCATCTGTGCGCCTGCTGCTGTATTTGCTGCTTTCTTCTGGGCTTTGGATGACATAACACCACTTACAACCGCACCACCAATCACCGCTGTTGCTATACCTGACATGTTGATAACTCCATATTTAAGATAAGTGCTTGTCTGTAATCCACGGTAAGCTCTTCACCACAACCACCACCTTTACAGCCATCAATATCCCGCAAAGACATAAGGTAAATATCGCCATTTTCATCGGCTATGTATTTACAGTTTGGATTCATAGAGTGGTTCACATAACGTCCAGCCGGTGTCCGCTTTCCAGCAATTCGTGCAGGTGCAATAATCTGTCCCGACATTGTATGCCAACTTAAGAACAGCCCTTTGCCTTCGATGTTGGAATCACGAACCTGTGCCACAGCCTTAAATGCCACTGGCATATCAATCTGGTCTGATTCATCTTCTGATTGCTGCCGCACAGTCTCAGCATTAAAGCCAAAATCTTTTAATACTTGCTCGAAGTCATCACGATCCGGCTGGTTTAGTGCATAAATAATGTTTGATTGCTCTTTATCGTAAGCCTTCCAGTTTTCGCTTTTATCTAGATAGTGCGCTTCCAGTGCATCAATATCAGTTTCTTCTGTAGCGTAGACGTTTTGCCACACGCACGTTTCAATCACATAACCCACTTTACGGCCCGGCTTGCCAGTAAATATCATTGGCGCTTCTAATACTCGAACCTCACCTTCGTCAACAATAGCCACTTTGCCTGTCAGCATAATATTTAGATGATCAAATTTTTGAGCATGCCCAACAGCAAAAATGCCCGCAGGAAGCGTAACTTCTCGAATATAAATGCCGGGTCCGAAGTGGTGAGCTACAGGACAATCAGCCTGTGGCATATCCAACATTTCTTTTTCTAGATCTGCAATGATAAGGTTCGACATATTAGGTCACCTCCCGCCCTGATGCTCGAATAGTAAGTGAAGTGGCAGCACTGGCAATCATGCTAATCGCATCACCAGACTCCAGAACATGTCCGACCAACTCAGGACAAACATAAGTTTCACCCGATGCAACCGACTTATCTTTAATGAGCGCGTTAGCATCACCAACCGCACCACCTGAAGGCACCACGTTACAACTAAACGTCACAGTTGCTGCTGTTGTATTGGTAACTGTAACTTTATCAATCATGGTCTTTGCATTGGCAGCAATGTACTGATTGGTTTGAGCGTCTTCCAGTTGTTTGGAAGGAATAATACATTTAACTTTGACAGCCATTAAACTATCTCCAATGTTGAGATTTCATGATGGTGAATATGGGTTGGCTCTGGTGAATCGGCTTGAGTATGCTCATATCTGGGTGTTAGGTCATCGAACTGGCAATTGCACTGATGCACTGGCTCCATAGCTTTGATTTCGGCCAGCGCTTCTACCGCCTGAATCAAGGCGATTGCTAACACAGCTTGAGCCGCTGCACTCTCGACCTGAAACTGAATTTCATCAAGATTCTCGTCTTGTCGATTTATTTCCCCAGGTAATATTTCAAAAACCTGCTCAAAGGCTTTGAGTGTTCTAGGGTCTTTAAAAATCTTAGCAAGCTCTTCGCGGCTTGGTTTCTTGGGTCTGACTAGCATTTAAACCCCCAGTGGCTCTACTTTCGCCTCTAATCGTGCAATAGACAGACGCGCATCAGATGTGCCTGTAAATCGCTGGATACGCCAGTTTTGCATGTAGCCTTGCTGGAACCATACAAGGCGCTTTGTGCGCTGACCTTGTTTGCCTACACCAATAAATTTAGGCATGGACCACTCAATACCATCTACTGAGTATTGTGTGTAGATTCTGGATTCTTTATTGAAAGCACTGCGACCAGTTAAAGCCACCAATTCGAGTTGATGGAAGATGGCGCCGGTAGAATTGTTATAAACAATCGCTGTACCAAACTGCCATTCGACAACCTCACCCCAATGCTCACCGGATTGGTCTGTCAGCACACCAAGTCTTGCTTCTGTTGTGTGACCAACAAACCATTGGTTATGCGCATAAGTCATATTGCGAGCTTTATAGCCGCCACCACTATTCAAAATGAACCATGTTGGTTGACCTGTAGCTTGTGAGGCTGTGGCGTCATAAACCAGTGTTTGATCAGGTAGATGAATATAAAGCCATGAATGCCCCTCGATCTGACGCGACTCTAGCTGTGAATTTGTGAGCTGAGATTCTGTATAACTAGAAAGAATCTGCTCTATTTCACGCGTTGCAATCTTTTGAGCTGTTCCGGCTGCGGCAACATAGATACTAACTGCCTCATTCCGACCACCGCCCAGCATGGCAATTGCATCCATGTAGACACAGCATGCTTTTCTACTGATCGCGCCTTTCATAACCTGAGCGCCATCAATGCGCTGGAATGGGAAAAACTCACCACCAACGTTATCAAACACCTCAATCGTATGTCGGTTAAGAACATAAACCTCATTTCGAAGCTTGATTAAGCCAACAATAGGATCGGGGTCAACTTCGGAAGAACCGTATTTAAGCGGGTTTACTTCAAATGGATTGTTTAGTTCGGTGACCACAATATTATTGCCATCACTTGTCATGAAGTAACCATCAATCCAGATTACGTCATGCACAACCCCTAGATTTGAGTCAGTGACCTGTTTTAACGTGCCGCTATACAGATATAGCGATGTACCTGCATTAATGGCCAGATAATCAAATGAGTAGTCAAATGAACATGGGCCACCGGGTTGCACATCACCAATCTCTGTAATTTGACCAGATGCTGAGATTTTTACGAACTTGGTTCCGCAAACTCGGTAATGCTCACCTTTCCAAACAATACCGCCGCGATCCACACCTGGTAGATCGGCAACATGGTTAATGCCTTCGGCTGGTCTTAAATACCCTGCTGAAATCCCCTGCCCTTTTGGTACTGGAATCAGGTTGACAGGGTAAGCTGTGCGAAAATCAGAGTTATTGTCAGTATAGATTCCATCAAGGATAGGGATTTGCATATTTACCCCACTCGACACCAAGTATTTGAAAGCTTGTCGTACTTCAATTTAAAAAAACCATTTGCTTCTAAGGCGTTTGGCGCACCAATGACAAGCGCATTATTTCCATCAACAGAGAAGTTATTCACCTGTTGAGCACAAGCA